CAAAACACAAAAGTTCTAATGGTGTCCACTCCCAAAGGGATGAACCAGTTTTATAAGTTCTGGACAGACGCAGAGCATGGAAGAAACTCCTATGTGCCGATCAACGTGCATTGGAGTCAAGTTCCGGGTCGAGATGAAAAGTGGAAAGAGGAGACAATTGCAAACACCTCAGAGGAGCAGTTTCGGCAGGAGTTTGAGTGTGACTTCTTGGGATCTGCGGGAACACTAATTCAACCCGAAAGGTTACGGACTCTATCGTATGTTGACCCTATTCGCACAGGTGAGTCTGGTCTAAAGGTTTATGAAGAGCCACAAAAAGACCATACCTATGTAATTCCAGTCGATGTATCTCGCGGAGTCGGTGGTGATTATCATGCGTTTAGTGTGATTGACATCACAAAGACACCATATAAAGTTGTTGCTACATTCAAGAATAACGAGATGCCTCCTATGGTTTATCCTAGTGCGATCTTCCCGGTGGCAAAACAATACAATGAAGCGTTCGTTTTTGTTGAGGTCAATGACATCGGAGGTCAAGTGGCTGATATTCTCAAAAACGATTATGAATATCCTTCAATGCTTAGTACAACAATTCGCGGTCGTAAAGGTCAGGTTCTTGGAGAGGGTTTTGGTGGTGGTCAAACCGTAAATGGACTTCGGACAACTGAGCCTGTAAAAAGAATCGGTTGTTCTGTTCTAAAATCTTTGATCAACGAACAAAAATTCATTATCGAAGACTACGACATTATCAAAGAATTGACCACTTTCATTGCAACGAAAGGGTCGTATGAGGCAGAAAAAGGTCATCATGATGACTTGGTAATGACCCTTGTAATGTTCTGTTGGATGACATCTCAAGAATACTTCAAGGAACTTCTTGACATGGACATCCGAAAGGATTTGTACGCAGATCAAATCAAAAATATTGAAGAAGAGATGACTCCTTTTGGGTTTATCGATAATGGTATATCAACAAATGATGAAATTAGGAACTGGAGAGATGATTCGGGAACGGAGTGGAAAGTGGTCGATGACGATCAGGCTAATTCGTGGGGTTGGTGATTTTATACATATCAGTGACTAATAAACCAAAAATGCATCCAATCACGCATCCTATAGGATAATCAAAAGGAGAACAAAATGGGATTTCAAGTAAGCCCCGGTGTAAATGTCACCGAGAAAGATCTCACTAATCTTGTTCCCTCTGTCGCAACAACCACAGGCGCTTTCTGTGGTTACTTCAGATGGGGACCAGCAGAAGAGATCGTACAGGTTGACAGTGAACGGAATCTACTAGATCTGTTCGGTGGACCTACAAACCTAAACTCACAGTATTGGTTCAGTGCCGCTAACTTCCTCGGTTACGGAAACGATCTTCGCGTTGTTCGTAAGTATAACGCCTCTGCCGCAAACTCTGTCGCTGGACAGTTTGCCGCTCAGGGTGGTGCATACTTCGTAACACTAGGACAGACATCCGGTATTCAAGTCAAAAATGAAGAGGACTACGAAAATCAAATTAGCATCCTCGGAACTAGCGGACCTGATGAGGGTAATACAGGAATTACTCCCGGTGGTATGTTTGTTGGTAAGTACGCAGGTGAACTAGGTAACTCTCTCCTCGTCTCCGTGTCTGATCAAAGAGCAGATCAGGTTTATATCGACGAAGCGACTAGAGGTATCACTGGTGCTTCCGGTGGATCATTTACCACCCAATTCGGAACGACAATTACTTCTGGATCAATCGATGTATCTGGCGCTGCTCATCTCAAAGGTGAAGTCGCTGTTGGTGATACCATCGAACTAAGTGGATCTGGTACAACTTACATTGTTGCTGGTTTCAGTGGTGGTACAACAGGTGACACTGCTAATGGTCTTTCAGCCGAACATGTTGGAACGCAAACCGCTACGAAACCAAATCACTTCAATGAAGATAACGGTGATTACACTCACATCTTCTTTACAACCAACCTCGATGATGCTGATGTCGGTGGTGTAACCGCAACACTTAGGTGGACATACGCAACCAACTTCGATAAGTTCCCCGGAACTTCTACCCAAGCATCTGACGTATTCAACGTCCATAACGATGAAGTTCAAATCGCCGTTATTGATGAGGATGGTCTTTGGTCTGGTACAAGAGGAACGGTTCTTGAAACCTTTACCGCATCGAAAGCAAGAGACGCGAAGAAGTTTGATGGATCTTCAAACTACTATGTAAACGTCGTCAACGAGGGTTCCAAGTATGTCTGGTGGGGAGATCACCCAGATATTACCACTGTCGGTGGTACGACTGGTGGAGGCACTGACGGTCGTCCTTGGGGTGATGACTTTGCTGCAATCGCGGCTGATGACGGAACCGACACTGGATCCGGAGTTACCTTCGAGTCACTCAAGCGTAACCTGTACATGCCTTTGACTGGTGGTGCAGACGCCGGTGATAGTGAGGATCTTCACAGCGAAACAAGTAACAACGCACTCTACACCAACGGCTACGATCTCTTTGAAGATTCGGAAACCCAAAGTGATATTGCACTCATCATCGGTGGACCGGCATACTCAACTCTTGCTGGTAAACTCATCGATCTTGCAGACGCAAGAAAAGACGTTGTTACCTTCCTCTCACCTCTCAAGTCTGACTGCGTAAACACTAATGCAATCACTACAAAGGTGGATGCAGTAGTCAACTACTTCAACAATACACTCAATAAGAGTTCTTCTTATGGTGTGTTTGACAGTGGTTGGAAGTACCAGTACGATGGATTCAACGATGTCTTCCGATGGGTTCCGCTCAACGGTGATGTCGCTGGTCTCTGTGCAAGAACCGAGTTCACCAATGATGCTTGGTTCTCGCCTGCTGGTTTCAACCGAGGTCAGATCCGTAACGTAACAAAACTTGCAATCAACCCACGCAAGGCTCACAGAGATAAACTCTATAAGAATGGAATCAACCCCGTCGTTGCATTCCCCGGTGAAGGTACTGTTCTCTTCGGAGACAAGACCATGCAGAGCAAGCCAAGTGCATTCGACCGAATCAATGTTCGTCGTCTGTTCATCGTGCTTGAAAAAGCAATTGCTACTGCCGCCAAGTTCTTCCTCTTCGAGTTCAACGATCAGTTCACCAGAGCCCAGTTCGTCTCGACCGTCGCCCCCTTCCTCCGTGAAGTTCAGGGTAGACGAGGTATCACCGACTTCCGAGTCGTGTGTGATGAGACAAACAACCCCGGTGAGGTCATTGACCGTAACGAGTTCGTCGCTGACATCTTCATCAAGCCTGCACGCTCGATCAACTTCATCCAGTTGAACTTCGTCGCAGTCCGAACCGATGTCACCTTTGAAGAGGTAACTGGAGCATAAATTAGGTAAAATCGGGGAGGGGCTTCGGCTCCTCCCCTACATACCTATGGGTAAACTTCAAGGAGAAAACAATGCCTAACGACATTAGAGACTTTCTAAATCAGGTAAAATCAAAGGGTATCGCTCGCCCAAACATGTTCCGTGTCATCGGCGACATTGGTCCTTTTGGAGCAATGAACGCTCGTAACGAAGCAGTTATGTGTCGATCTGCATCTATTCCAGCAATGGAAACAGGTGAGATTGTCATCCCTTATCGCGGACGACAAGTAAAAGCACCCGGAGATAGAACCTTTGGTGACTGGGATCTCACATTCATTTCAGACGAAGCATACGAACTTCATGGTAAGTTCCAAGGCTGGCAAAACGAACTTGGTAGTGTAGTTGCAAACGTATCGGAAGCGACTTCCGCAGGTACGATTTTTGGTGGCACACTTTATAAGGACTGGATCGTAGAAGCACTTGACCGCAATGGTGATGTGACTCGATCTTGGAATCTCGTTGGTTGCTGGCCTAAGACTGTTGGTGCGATTGAGGTCGCTGCTGACACCAATGACTCATTCGCTGAATTTACTGTGACTCTCACCTACCAATACTTCCAAACAGATACCGCTTCAGACTAAGCAATCATAAGGAATTTATATTATGCCACTCGACCTATTTGGATTTACGATTGGTCGAAAGAAGCCTACTGTTGGTTCAGAGGCTCTTCTTTCAAGACCTGTATCCTTTGTCCCACCTGACCCAGAAGACGGTGCATCATACGTTGATGCATCGGCTGGGTTTTTTGGGCAGTTTGTCGATTTTGAAGGATCGATCAAAAACGAACGAGATCTTATTTACAAGTATCGTGAGATGTCTCTGCACTCGGAGGTGGATGCAGCGATTGACGATGTTGTAAATGAGGCGATTGTTCAAGATGATATCAAACAAACTCTTCAACTTGATCTGGAAGATGTAGATCTTCCGGATCCTGTCAAAGACAAGGTAAATGAAGAGTTTGATCATATTCTAAAGATGTTGAATTTCAAAAACAGAGGTTACGACATCTTTAGAAAATGGTACATCGAAGGTAAGACATACTACCACGCAGTTATTGATCCACAAAATCCCAAAAAGGGTCTTCTTGAACTTCGACCTATTGATTCCGCAAAAATTCAAAAAATCAAAAGCGTCAAGAAGAAGACACTCAAAGACAAGCAAGGTCGAGATGCAGTAAAGGTTGTCGATAAAGTCGAAGAATACTACCTTTATATGGAAAATGAAAACACACCAGAGCAGCAAGGTCTGAAGATTTACCCTGATGCTATTGTTTACTGTCACTCTGGTTTGTATGATCTACAGAAAAAACGAGTGTATGGAAATCTACACAAGGCTATCAAACCTCTAAATCAACTAAGAATGATCGAAGATGCGGTTGTAATCTACCGAATCTCTAGAGCGCCTGAAAGAAGAATCTTTTACATCGATGTTGGATCACTTCCAAAGAACAAAGCAGAGCAGTATCTTCGAGATGTTATGAATCGTTATCGTAACAAACTTGTCTATGATGCTAACACGGGTGAGATTCGAGACGACCGAAGATTCCAGTCCATGCTTGAAGACTTCTGGCTACCACGACGAGAGGGTGGTAGAGGAACCGAGATTAGCACTCTTCCCGGCGGAGAGAATCTTGGGCAGATGGATGATGTCGAATACTTCAAGAAGAAACTATACCGATCTCTCGGTGTTCCCTCTTCTAGACTTGAAGCAGACAATGGTTTCAATATGGGTCGATCCTCTGAGATCACCCGTGACGAACTCAAGTTCTTCAAGTTGATTGAAAAACTACGACAAAAGTTCTCTGAGATGTTTACTCAGGCACTTCGTATTCAACTTGTACTCAAGGGTGTGATGAAGGAAGAAGAGTTTGATAGGATCAAGAACGACATTCGCTATGAATATGCCAGAGACTCTTACTTTACAGAGTTGAAGGACGCTGAGATTCTTGAGAATCGAATGGGTGTCTTGAGAGACATGTCTGATCACGTTGGTAATTACTACTCTCATGAGTTCATTCGTAAGAAAGTTCTACATCAAACCGACGAAGAAATCAAAGAGATCGATGCTCAAATTCAGAAGGAACGTGAAGAAGGCAAGATCGAAAAAGACACAAAGGAGTTCTATTGATGCAATACGACGAAATCTACGAACTGCTAAATGTGACCGAAGACTTGCTGCGTGAGCAGGAAGAGGATGATGCAGTTGCAGTTTCCGAACCTAAACCTGAATCTGGCACACAAGCAAAACCAGAGAAGACAGAGGATAGTGCGGAGATCGCACTTGACCCAAAACTCGAAAAAGAGTTTTACCACTCATCATTTGACATCGGTGAAACTAACGTCACCATGAAGACTCTTGGTCTTGGACCAACCGCTCCAGTCGTTGTATACGTCAACGATAAGAGGTGGGAAGTTTTTCCCGGTCCAAAGAAGGCTGAAAAAGCAACCAGAGAGTATGTACAACGCATGAACAAAGAATCATATTTTGTACACTCCATGCAAGCAGCGATTCAAGAGGGTAAGACCAGAGTCGATATCGCAGATGGTAAATCAAGTGTGATCGAGAAAGAGGATGCAAAGGCTATTGTCGAGTTGTATGACAGACTATCTTTTGACAATCAAAGCCTTCTCGTTGACAGATTTTTTATAGATAGTAAGAATATGGCTAGTGTGATTGATTTCGCACATAAGAATAGGAAATAAATTATGGCAGATCCAAAAGATGTTATTGATGCAATCAGAGATAGTAATCTAGACGCAGCGAGAGACGCTACTAGAGATCTACTTTATCAAAAGGCTGCTGAACATATGTCAGCACGAAAAGATGAAGTCGCATCTAGTCTTTCTCAAGCACTGACTGTTGATGTAGATGATGTTCACACCTTCACTGATGTTGTCGGTGAAGAAGAAGTAGAAGTGGAAGCAGAAGTAGAACACGAAACAGAAACACCAGAACCGGAGGAACCAACGGATGCTACTGATCACGGAGACGACTGAGGACATCAAACTCATCTGCGAAGCGGATGAGGAGTCCGGAAAGAAAGACTACTACATTGAAGGTATCTTCATGCAAGCAGAGCAGAAGAACCGAAATGGTAGAGTGTATCCTGAGAAGACCCTTATGAAAGAGGTCAAGCGATACAACAAAGAGTATGTCACAAACAGCCGTGCAATGGGTGAACTTGGTCACCCCGAGGGTCCAACTGTAAATCTCGAACGTGTTTCCCACCTCATCAAAGAGATGAAGGTCGAGGGAAACAACATCATCGGTAGGGCTAAAATCCTTGATACTCCCTATGGTCAGATTGTAAAGAATCTAATCGACGAGGGTGCAAAACTCGGAGTGTCATCTCGCGGGATGGGATCTCTCAAGAAAAACGAAGCAGGTGTAAATGAAGTGCAAGAGGACTTCATGCTTGCAGCCGTAGACATTGTTGCCGATCCATCCGCTCCGGATGCGTTTGTCAACGGTGTCATGGAAAACAAAGAATGGGTCTGGGAAAATGGAGTTCTTCAGCCGCGTGAAATCGAAAACATGCAAGTGGAACTTTCCAAGGCTGATAGGCGAAAAATTGACGAAGCAAAGGTCAAGATGTTCAAATATTTCCTCTCTAGGCTCTAAAAAGTATAAATACAACAGTCATTCCAAACAAAGGAGAATTCTCATGTCCGAAATCGATGCTCTAGAAGCAGCAAAGCAAGTTCTTGAATCCGAGGAGATTCATGACGAAGAAATTGTTGAGGCTTCAGACGAAGAATCAATCGGTGGTAAAGAGGCAAAAGACATGCAAGGCAAGAAGGTCGAAGTAATGGACCCGAAGGCTAAGGATGCTGATGCTAAGAAGAACAAGAAGACCACTGATATGAAGAAGTCCGATGCCAAAGCAGAAGAAGAAGAAGAATACAAGATGAAAGAAATGTCCATGAAGATGAAGGAGCATATGGATGCTCTCTTTGGTGGCGAAGATCTTTCCGAAGATTTCCGCAACAAGGCATCTGTCATCTTTGAGTCTGCAATCAACGAAAGAGTTGAAGCGGCAACTTCTGAACTACAAGAGCAGTACGACTCTCGTCTTGCTGAAGAACTTGAAACAGTAACAAACGAACTCACCGCTAAACTCGACGACTACCTCAACTATGTTGTCAAGGAGTGGGCAGAAGAGAACGAAATTGCAATTGAGCATGGTCTCAAGAACGAAATCTCTGAGTCCTTTATCACAGGTCTACGAGAACTCTTTGAGAATCACAATATTAGCATTCCCGAAGAATCTTTTGATGCACTCGAAACTGCAAACGGCAGAGTTGAGGAACTCGAAGGTAAACTTCAAGAACAACTAGAGAAGAATATTGAACTGGTAAAGATCAGCGAAAATCTTGAGCGTGAACAGGCATTTGTTTCCGCTTGTGACGGGCTGACTGACACTGAAGTAGAGAAGTTCAAGTCTCTATCAGAAGGAATTGAGTTCGACGATAACGCCCAATATGTCGATAAGTTGAACATTCTGAAAGAATCTTACTTTGGTGAGAACACCATTGTAAGCGAAGAGAAAATCGAGGAGAGTTCCGATGGATCCGCTCCTCTTGTTGAGAGCGGAAGCGTGATGGATAATCTCGTTCAAAGCATGTCTCGACTTTCCAACCGTCCTAGTCAATCAGTCTAATCCGAAGTTTTTATACATAGAAAGACTTTACTCAAAGTAAAAGGAGAAACAAAATGTCAGACAATCTACTGACCGAACAACTTCAGAAGAAGTGGGAGCCAGTCCTCGAACACAGTGACTACGCTCCTATCAAGGATAACTACCGTAAGTCTGTTACTGCGGTCCTCCTTGAAAACCAACAGCAAGCACTACACGAAGCAGCCCCCACCAACGCACTTGGTGGTTCAATGACCCCTAACGGTCTTGAGTCAGAGGGTAGCATCAAGGGTTTCGATCCTGTGCTTATCTCACTCGTTCGTCGCGCCATGCCTAACATGATCGCTTACGATGTTTGCGGTGTCCAGCCTATGACTGGTCCTACCGGACTCATCTTCGCTATGCGTTCACGTTACGACTCTCAGACTGGAACCGAAGCATTCTACAACGAGCCAGGAACCTCCGGTGGTTCTCTTCCGCCCGAGACTTATACCGATGACCCACTATCAGGTACATCGGCTGTAGGTCGTACCTATACAGTGGGTTCTGGTGATCTTACCTCAGTTGCAGAAGGTAAGAGTCCTAACGAAATGGCATTCTCTATCGAGCGTGTCGCTGTCGAAGCGAAGACTCGTTCGCTCCAAGCGAAGTACTCTACCGAACTCGCTCAGGATCTCAAGGCTGTTCACGGTCTAGATGCTGAAGCGGAACTCGCTAACATTCTCAGCACTGAAATTCTTGCTGAAATCAACCGCGAGGTCATTCGTAACCTCAACCTCACTGCTGTTCTCGGTGCATCGCAAGATGACCTGAACATCCACGGTGGTGGTGTTACCGTTGACGGTGTTGGTGCTTCTAGCGGATTCGCTAACCAGAAGCGTGGTGTCTACGATCTTCTTCTTGACTCTGACGGTCGTTGGAGTGCTGAGAAGTTCCGTGGTCTCATGTTCCAAATCGAGCGTGAGTGCAACACCATTGCTAAGGAAACTCGTCGTGGTAAGGGTAACTTCATCATCTGCTCGTCAGATGTTGCTTCCGCCCTCTCCATGAGTGGTATGCTCGACTCAAGTCCTGCATTCTCGAACCTTGAAGTCGATGACACTGGTAACACTTTCGTCGGTGTTCTCAACGGTCGTCTCAAGGTTTACATCGACCCCTACGCTGGTGTAAACTACTGCACCGTAGGTTACCGTGGATCGTCGCAGTATGACGCTGGTGTGTTCTACTGCCCATACGTCCCACTGCAAATGGCAAGAGCGGTCGATAGCACCACCTATCAACCACAGATCGCGTTCAAGACTCGCTACGGTATGGTTGCTAACCCCTTCTCGAAGGGTGCAACTACCCCAAGCACCTCGTATGACAACGGTCAGACTCCGCTTGAAGAGCGTGTCAACGTGTACTACAGAATCTTCCGTGTAGACAACCTCCACGGTATCAACGCTAACTCTCAAGCGAACGGTTGATAGTTAGTAACGATAACTGAATAGTCGGACTTAGCCCGACAGAGAACCCCCGAGACGAAAGGCTCGGGGGTTTTCCTTTATACATACTTTGGAGGAAACTATGTCCAAAAGACCAAACATTCCATTCGGTGCGTCTGATCCAAGGCTTGATCCAAAACAAGTAGGAAGTAGACCTACGGGAATCGACAACTATTTGCCTGAAACAAGAACGGGTTCCACACTCGGAAACTATCTTGATCGATATCCTGAAAAGATAAACTACCTCCAACAGCCGGGATTCAAGTTTAGTCTATTGCGATCCCCACACCTAAGTTATTTCTGTCAGTCTGCTACCATTCCGGGTATCCAAGTTGAGGCTTTGGATAGACCCACAAACATTGGTATGCTGCCCATCCCAGTAGCCGGTCATGCATCGAAAGATGATTTTGAAATCACATTCCTTGTAAATGAAGACCTGTCAAACTGGTTGGAAATTTACAATTGGATGAGATCTCTCACTACCTTTGATGACTATGATGAATACGAAAATTCAAATAGTCACTATTCAAATGCGATTCTAATGACACTCAATAGTGCCATGAATCTAAACTTTGAGGTGGAGATAAAAGATCTCTTTCCAAAATCACTATCAAGTATTGAAATGACAACAACGGCTGGTACAATAAACCCAATAGAAGCGACTGCTACTTTTGCATACACTTCTTATGAAATTAGGAACCTTGGTAACCAGACAGGATAATTACTATGAAGTTTGATGAACTCCGCCGTATGGTTTCGGTGGACATGAAGATTGATGGAACTGAACTTGATATCGAATCGCTAAAAACTCCTCAGTTACACAACAAGTATCTCAACCTTTACCACGATGAAAGACTCATTCTAAAGCAGATGAGATCTCGAATCAAGGAACTTGTTCGTGATAAATGGGAATTTTACAGTGGAAAGATGAGTGAGGAAAAACTCGAACGTCTAGGCTGGGAACCCTTTCAACTCAAAGTGTTGAAGCAAGATATCGATAGGTACATCGAATCTGATACCCAAGTCGCACGCGAGTATGATCGTATCGCATTCCAAGAGGAGAAGGTTGATTTCCTACAGTCCACATTGAAGTCTATCACTGCACGGCAGTGGGACATCAAGAATGCTATCGAGTGGAGAAAGTTTGTAAATGGAATCTAATGATCCTATGCATCGCGTGTATCTAAAGCACGCATACCGTATTGCAGAGAAGTCACCAGATCCAAGAACTCAAAATGGAGCAGTTTTAGTGGATCATTCTCAAGGTATGATCTCTGGGTGTCCGAATGAATTTCCACAGGGTGTAAACGTCTCAGAAGAGCGTTGGGGGGACAAGAAGTACCATTTTGTGGAACACGCGGAACGCAATACCATATACAAAGCGATTCGTGCGGGATACTCCCCCGAAGG